TTCCCATCTATAAGTCCCTTCCATTCTTCTTTAAGCCCATCCAGGATGGTACTACCAACCCACGTATGGAGCTTGCCTTCCGGGAACCATCAAAGCGTATCACCAAGAAGAACAAGACCTCTCTGAAAGGAGAAGCACTCAATACGGTAGTCAACTGGAAGAACACCACCAACAACGCATACGACGGTGAGAAGCTACACATCCTATACCTAGACGAGGCAGGCAAGTGGGAGAAGCCTACCGACATACGCGAGTCATGGCGTATCCACAGAACCTGTCTACTGGTAGGTAGAAAGATTGTAGGCAAGGCCATAGTTGGTAGCACCGTCAACCCACTAGACAAGGGGGGCAGACAGTTCAGAGACCTGTACGATTCAAGTAGCCCAAACGAGCGCAACGAAAACGGGCGTACGCGCAGTGGATTGTATTCCATCTTCATACCCGCATACGACGCCCTAGAGGGATTCTTTGATAGCTACGGTATGCCCGTAGCTGATGACCCAGAGAAACCCATTGTATCCACAGACGGCGAGCTTGTAAGCATAGGGGCCAAGACGTTCTTAAAGAACGAAAGGAAAGCCCTGGTAAATGACTCGTATGAGCTGAACGAAGTTATCCGCCAGTTCCCATTCACAACAGCGGAAGCATTCCGAGATAGCGCCAAGGCATCGCTGTTCAATGTGCAGAAGATATACGAGCAGATACAGTACAACCAAGAGCTTTACCCTTCTCCCATTGTAACTGGCAACTTCAACTGGAGAGGTGGTGTCAGCGATAGTGAGGTTGTCTTCAGCCCAGACCCCAACGGGCGATGGAGGGTAGCATGGCTACCACCACAGGAGCTGCGCAACAAACCAAATCCAGATAACGCATGGCTAGGATGTGGGGGTGTTGACTCCTATGACATTGATGCCACTGTAGATGGGCGCGGCTCTAAAGGTGCATGCCATATGTTTAACAAGTTTAACATGGCGCACCCCAGCAATATGTTCGTTGCAGAGTACGCCTCTCGCCCTCCCCTGGCCAAGATATTCTACGAGGATGTTCTTATGGCTGCTAGGTTCTATGGATATCCTATCCTTATAGAGAATAACAAGTACGGTATCGCAAGATACTTTGAATCAAGAGGTTATGACAGGTATCTGCTTGACAGACCCGAGCATCTATCCACGGGGTTCGGTAGTAAGACAAAGACAAAGGGAATACCATCTAACTCACAAGATGTTATCCAAGCGCATGCCCAAGCTATTGAAGCATACATCCATGCACACGTAGGCCTCAACGAAGAGACCATGCAACATGGTAAGATGTACCTTGATAGAACGCTCGAAGATTGGATTAACTTTAAGGTGGATGACCGTACCAAATATGACTTGTCAATCTCTAGCGGATTAGCACTGCTTGCTGCGCAGGGACATAAGCCAGAAAAAGAAAGAACAGACTTCAACGTGAAGAAATTCTTTAGGAAAGGTCAGATAATTCTACGCTGATAATATGAAGTATATTTGCGGTATAGCCCACCTTGAGTATGGACAATCAATACATTAAGGGTCAATCTTCATTTCCTGACCCCCTAGCGGGGGTTGAGGAGAAAATGTCACAGGCATATGGAATGCAATATGCCAAGGCGATGTTTGCGCAATGGGTAGGTAGTGACTATCAGAATTCTCTTTATGGACGACGCAACGGCGAGTTTGAACGCTGCCGCGACTACGCCCAGGGAACGCAGGATACTTCTATCTATCGTCAGATTCTAAACTCTTTAGATAACAACAACGGGGACGGAACACTCCTGACCCTTGACTATACGCCAGTACCTATTGTACCTAAGTTCGTAAAGATTGTTGTCAATAAGATTTTGTCTCGCGCTCCATATCCACAGATAGAAGCTGTCGACCCTCTCTCTCGCACAGAGAAAGACAAAAAGAAGAATGCAACAATTCTAAAAATCCAGAACAAGGAGATGATTGCCGAAGCGCAATCTCTTGGCCTTCAGGTAGATACTGACCCAAACTCCTTGCCGGATACTCCAGAAGAAACTGAAATCTTCTTAGACACAAATGTCAAAACGGACGCAGAGATTGCGGCGCAGTTGGCCACGGAGATGACACTCAAGTGGAACGACTTCAACGATGCTATCTACCGTCGATGTGTAGAGGACGTAGCGGTACTCGGTATGGGTATTGCCCGTCGCACCAATGACCCTAACTACGGAATCAAAGAAGAGTACGTAGACCCGAAGATGTTCATCCACAACTATACGGATGACCCCAACTTCACGGAGCTAACATACGCCGGGCATTTCCGATACATCACAATCATGGACCTCAAGCGCCTAGCTGGTGACCAGTTCACCGAAGCGCAGTACGAGCAGATTGCCAAAACGGTCATGAACAAGTACGGAAATCAGCCAGACCAGTTCTCTGTAGAGAACAACGGTTATGGCCGACCCGGCACTCGCTATCGCCAGGGCTATGACCAATACAAGGTAGAGGTCATGGACTTTGAGTTCATGAGTGTGGACAACGTCATCTTTGAGAAGAAGCAGTCCGCCTACGGTAACATCGGCTTCTACTACAAGGGCAATGAGTACAACGCACCCCAGCAGTCTGTCTATGACCGCGAAGCTGTATACATGGCGAACGCTACTGTATACGGAGGCTCCTACATCGTAGGTACGGACTTCCTGTTTAACTACGGCCCCAAGAAAAACCTACCCAAGAACATCCACGATATCACCCGTGCTCGCTTGTCCTACAGCGTAGTAGCTACGAACATCCGTGGTATGATTCCTAAGTCAATGGTTTCTTCTGTGATTGGCTTTGCAGATATGCTGCAAATCACCCACCTAAAGATTCAGCAGTCTATCGCCAAGGCTAAACCCGATGGACTTATCATTGACATTGAAGGACTGGAGAACGTACAGCTTGGACGTGGCGGTGAGCTTCAGCCTTTAGAGATTCAAGACATCTACGAGCAGACGGGTATCTTCTATTACCGTTCCAAGAATCCAGAAGGAGGATTCCAGAACCCACCCGTACGTGAGATTGGCAACCGCATCCGCAACATCGAAGAGCTGGTGGCTCTATACAACCACTACCTACGTATGATTCGCGATGCTACTGGAATCAACGAGGCGATGGACGGAACGACACCCAAGGGAGACGCTCTTGTTGGCGTTCGTGAGCAGGCTATTGCTGCTGGCAACAACGCTATCTACGACATCACCCATGCTGCACAGGTTCTGTACAAGAAGGTGTGTGATGATATCGTCCGCTGTTTGCAGATTATCCCAAAGGAAAGCGTACTGTACCGCATCTATACCAACGCCATTGGCGAGACCAATATGGCTGTGCTGTCATCGTTTGATAACCTTGGCATGTACAACTTCGGCGTTATGGTCATCACCGAGATGAGCGAGATGGACAAGCAGTACCTGGAGCAGAACATCCAGATTGCCTTAGCGCAGAAGGAGATTGACCTTGAGGATGCTATTGCTATCCGTCAAATCAAAGACGTAGAGCAAGCCGAGCGCTTGCTTGTTGTACGCCGTAAGAAGCGCATCAAGCAGCAACAAGAGCAAATGGCACAGCAGGCACAGCTCCAAGCTCAGGCCAATGCTCAGGCCGCTCAGGTCGCAGCGCAATCCGAGATGCAGAAAGACCAGCTCAAGGCTCAGCTCGAAGCGCAGCGCCTACAGATGGAAGGCCAAATCAAAGCACAGCTTCTGGAGATGGAGTACAACTTCAAGATACAGATTGAGCAGATGCGCGGTCAGTTCGGTGTAGTCGAGCAGCAGATTGAAAGCGGAGTGAAGATGCAAGCTGAAAACGAAAAGGAAAACCGTAAGGATTTCCGTATTGAAAAGCAGGCAGTAGCTCAGAGCAAACTAATATCACAGCGCAAGGGAGAGCGCCCCCCTCTTGACTCCGGCATCGTGGGCGCGTTAACGAATGTTTAACTTTGTGCTATGAGTGGTTGTGCTTCAGTAAATCTTGACAATGCCCAGCAGGTAGACATCACCTGCCGTAAGGGAGACACGTTTGCATTAGAGATTGATTTCTATGATGTTAACGGTAACCCTATGGACCTTACTGCTTACACCTGGAAGATGGATGTGTCCGACAGCGATACGTCTCCCACTCCAGTCTTAGATGATACGGACTTCAGCTACTCGGGCAATAGCACGGGCAAGCTGTATGTTACTGCAACAGCGAATACGATGGCTACCATTGATGGCGGTGTATACGTGTATGGCCTTCAGAGTAACGATGCCGGTGTTGTTAAGACCTGGATTTATGGAATGTTCACCGTTAACGAGGATGTGGTAGAATGAGCTCAATCGTAGTTAATGACGTAAAGAACTCCGTTGTCGTAAAGCAAGTCAATGGTGATGCCGTTGTTGCCAAAGAGAAAGGCAACAAGGTTGTTGTCACTGGCGTCATTGGTGGTGTAAGTCAGGATGCGCACTACGTATACATTCAGTCATCACCCTCTGCTACGTGGGTAATTGCTCACAACTTGGCTAAGTACCCATCTGTAACTGTTGTTGACTCTGCCGATAATGTTGTCGTAGGAGAGACTGAATACGATTCACTTAACCAAGTAACCCTAACCTTCGCTGGAGCTTTCAGCGGTAAAGCATTCTTCAACTAATGGCTATTAAGTTTGTATCTTCTATTAACCTCAACCAGAATGAACTGCAGAACGCAGTCATTCAGAACTTGGCCAATGCGCCAAGCAGCCCGGTTGAAGGTCAGGTTTATTATGACTCCAGTGCTGGAGATAAGTCCATCTATTTCTGGGACGGAACTCAGTGGGTTGACGTAGGTGGTGACATCCGTAGCGTAACAGCAGGTGCTGGTCTTACTCAGACCGGAACACGCGATGTAACCCTCAACGTAGGTCAGGGTACTGGTATCCAAGTAAACGCTGACAGCGTAGAGCTGAACCACCTGGGCCTTGAAGACTTGACGGACCCTGGTGCGGACCGCATCTTCTTCTGGGACGATTCAGCCGGCGTGTCTGCATGGCTTGCTACTTCTAGTGCAAGCGGTATCAATATCAGCGGAACGACGCTACAGCTTAGCGCTATTCCTAACAGCTCCCTTACCAACTCAAGCGTAACTGTAACAGCAGGAAGCGGTCTTACGGACGGAGGCTCTGTTGCCCTTGGTAGCAGCGTTACGTTGAACGTAGGCGCAGGAACAGGTATCACGGTTAATGCTGACGATATTGCCATCAAGAATGCCGGAAGCCTTACCAACAACACGGTACCAAAGTGGACAACGGCTAGTGGACAATTTGCCAACTCTCTGATTACAGATGACGGCTCTACAGTAACCATCGGAGGAAACCTCACCGTCAACGGAACGACCACTACGATTGACAGCACCATTGTTTCCATTGCGGACAACATGATGCAGTACGCCAATGGCAACGTAGCCAATAGCGTAGACATCGGTTTCTTTGGTAACTACGTCAACAGCGGAACAAAGTACGCTACGTTCTTCTACGATGCGTCTGCAAGTAGCGCAAGTGAAGCGTCCTTCACCCTTGGTCATGCTACGTCTGCCCCAGGCAATACGGTAACCAACTTCACACTGGGCCGCCTTGTTGCTAACGTAACAGGTGAACTTACTGGTAATGCCGCCACGGCCACCAAGTTGGCTACGGCTCGTACTATTAGCACTACGGGTGATGCTACATGGAGTGTTTCCTTTGACGGCTCTGCTAACGCAAGTGCAGCCATCACTCTAGCTAACAGCGGAGTAACGGCCAACACATACGGCAGTGCTTCTAGCGTAGCGCAGGTTACTTTTGACGCTAAGGGTCGTGCCACCAGCGCAAGCAGCGTAGCGATTGCTATCACTGCTTCACAGGTAACGGACTTCACTAGCGCGGTCCAGGCCATCATCAATGGTACTGGCGCTGTTGCTAACGTAGGTGACGGAACCAATACAAGTTATGCTATCACGCATAGCCTCGGTACTCGTGATGTGATTGTACAGATGTACGACAACGCTACGTATGACACAGTCTATGTGGACACGGTCCGCACAGATGCCAATACTGTCACCTTGACTTTTGCCTCTGCTCCTGCTTCTAATGCTTACAGAGTACTGATTCAGGTTGTATCCTAATATTAAACGAGATATCATTTCAGGAGGGGGGTTGGCTGATGGCCACCCCTTTCTTATTTTGTAAATTTGTTATCTGAGATAAACTAAACAGACCATGGCCATTCGCTACCTATCGGGAGTAAACGTAGACTCCAATACATTATTTGTTGATGATGCTAATAACCGTGTCGGTATTGGCACGACGGAGCCGGGTGCAAAACTTGAAATAAACCAATCAAGTGCAAGCACTGGTTTAATCGTATATACGAATGATACTGGAACTGCTAAAATTGTTGACCTAAAAGGGTACGATAATTCTTTGGGTGTTGTTAGTAGAATGGTCGTTCAAGCCAACGGCAACGTCGGCATTGGAACTACCAGTCCTTCGGATTATTACGCAAACGACTTAGTTGTGTCTTCCGCTGGTGAAGGGGGTGTTACTATAGCTGCTACCGCAACCAATGTGGAGAATTATTTTATGTTTGCTGACGGAACATCTGGGGCAGACAGATACCGTGGGTACGTTGGATATTCTCACGCAGAGAATCGTTTAAGGTTTGGCGTAAACGGTTCCGAGCAAATGCGTATTACTAGTGATGGCAACGTTGGTATTGGTACTACTAGTCCGGGGGCTCATCTACACGTTTCGGCTTCATCTGATGCTCAGTTTCTTTTGACTTCTGATAATGCTGTATCAATATATCAAGATGCCGCTTGGTCTTCAACTATGATGTTTGGAGCCAAATGGAATGGCACTAATCAGGTATATGGAGCAAGTACTAGAGGAGCATTTAAAATTGTTACGCTACACGATGGCGACGCTAGTCCACAATACTTAGCTATTTATGGCGCAAACCAAGGAACAGCTGGCGGAACTATCACTTGGAATACTGTTGGATTTGCTCAAGATGAGGATGGCAACGTGGGTATTGG